AATGGGTTCAATATTGAACGTGTTAGGGACTAAGTTTAGGAAAATTACGTCGTTCCCTGATAAGGAAGCGAAAGTAAGGGTAATTGCTCAATTAGACTATTTTAGTCAATCGGCTCTTATTCCTTTACATCGTTACCTTTATCGGGTATTGCGTAAGATTCCGCAGGATTGTACATTTGACCAAGGAAGTTTCTGGGATAAGATTAAGGATTCAGAGGATTACTACAGTATCGACTTAAGTGCCGCTACTGATCGTTTTCCAATGGATCTTATATGTCAAATCCTAGAAGCTAAACTTCCACCTTCCTATGTTTCTGCATGGAGGGACGTGATGGTAGGTTATCCATTTGATTTCAAAGGCGAATCTTTACGATACGCAGTTGGTAATCCTATGGGTGCTTACTCATCATGGGCCTCCTTTGCGGTAGCTCATCACTATGTGATTTACTACTGTTGCAGACAACTAGGGCTTGATTGGAGGAGCGTTAAATACGCTCTTCTTGGTGATGACATTGTCATCGCCGACAAGCAGCTAGGTGAAAGATACCATGAGGTTATTTCCTCATTGGGTCTTGAAGTCAGTACACTTAAAACTCATAAATCTAAACAATTTCTTGAGTTTGCTAAGCGTCTGATGTACAAGTCCAATGAGATAACACCGTTTCCGATTTCTGCCTTGAAGGAGTCACAAAAGAGATATTATCTCTTAGTGAATCTCCTTCTTGAGCAAGAGCGTAAAGGGTGGGTAACCTGTGATGGGATCCCGTCAAGTGTAGCTCGCTACACTAAAGTGGTTCGGAAACTTCCGTCTCGCCTTGCGGCAAGATGGGAATCCGAAGCACTTATCTGTGAGAAGATCACGAGAGTGATCCAGTCAGACTTGACGGCCACAGAGGGAATTTCTTCCATCTGCAGGCATCTTGACCTGACTATTCCTAACTATACCGAGGAGGAGTTTTTAAACTTACTCCGAGGTTGTGTGAAAGAAATATTCACAGAGTCCTATGCCCGTCTTGATCGCCCCGGAAGGGGCCTTGGAGACTATGCAATTAGCATAGTCTGTTCAATGACGAGCTGGGATAGTGTAACGAACGCCGGAGGCGTGCAAACCGAAGACATCCCTGTCCTTCAAGCCTATGGCTTGGTGGAGGAGATGTTCCTAGATATGCATCGTGAATCATCA